CTAACTACACAGGGTAATTCAGCACTCAATCAGGTAATGCTGCAACGTAATCAGATAGAGGAACAAAGGGTTGCTAATTTAGAGTTAGCCAATAACCTTACCAATACTGCCATGAATAGTTTGAATGGACTTGCCAATGCTATGATGAACGGGCAGAATATCGGTGTTGCATTGGGAGATATGTTTAAGCGGTTAGCTATTGACATTGCACTTGCAGCAGCAAAGGCGGCAATATTTCAGGGTATTATGTCTGCATTAACTATGGGGGGAAGTGCTGCATTTAAAGGCGGTCAAGCAGTAGGGGCATCATTAATGGGTGGTACAGTTGGTGGTGGTAAGAAAGGCGGTGGGTTCCTTTCACTTCTTGGCAAACTTCTCGGTTTCTCCGAAGGTGGTACCGTTACAGGCCCCCGTTCTGGTTATCCGGTGATGTTACACGGTACAGAGCATATCGTAAGACCCGACCAAATGCGGTCAATAATCGCATCAGCATCGCAGATGGGGGGAGGTAGTAATAGAGTGATAGTTGAAGGTAGAATATCAGGAAACGACATCTTTATAAGCCAAAAAAGAACAGGCACCTTTAGAGCATTAACAACTTAACATGAGTTACGGCAAAAAATATACCCTACAGGCAATAAGCAAATCCGAACTAACCTACACGGCTGAAATTTGGGAGAAAGGATATAGCGGTACAACACATTCAGTAGGTACCGGCCCATCCCCTTTTGTACTTGACTGCATGGCAACGGGCGATGATCCGTTCTCACCGATACTTGCCACTACTTTAACCATTAGAGCCGATTTCACCGACTTTACAGGCCCATTACCGGACTTTCTCACAACGGATGATAAAAAGTACTACGTTAAGTTATTCGCACAAGGAACGACCTATTTTGTGTGGCAGGGGTTTATATTTATGGATACCTTACAAGTACCATTCACAACGGGCAGAAACTTTATAGACATCATTTGTGTTGATGGATTGGCTATACTTAAAAGCACTCCCTACCCCTTTACAAGCGCAAACATAAACGAGGGAGAATCAATACTTCGTGTGCTAAAAAATTGCTTCGATTCGATTCAGTTCCCTGAAACTTACTTCATCAATTCGTGTGTAAATTATTATGCACAATTCCAAACTACAACCGATTCGCACATAAGGAATAGTTTTATTCTGCCAAACGTATGGATGAATAATGACTATTCATTTAAGAGTTGCTATGAAGTACTTGAAACCGTTGCAACGGCATACGGAGCGCAAATATTCCAATCGGGCGGTGAATGGTGGATGGCTTCCGTTAATGAAAGGGCAGGTGATACATTGAGGGTATTCCGTACAGATAGTTCTATTGCATCCGATACCTTGTTATCGGTAAACATTAACCGGACATACAAGCCGTGGCAGAATGATACCGTTACACCATTCTACTTCATCAACAATGACCAAAATAAGACAATCTCAAAGGGGTTTCAGTCAATTATATTAACGGGAGATATTGAGTTTTCGGGCAATACCGTAATGAATGGCAATATGTCAATCATTACAAGTGGGGTGCCTGACTTCTTTACCCGTACAATCGGGTCGGGTGGTAGTTTCATAATGAATAGCAATAGCGGTATATCCGGTGCTACATTAATAGCAGGAACGGGTAATACTGACCTGCAGGCGAATTCATGTGGGGATGTTGGGTCAGGTGATATTTTGGAAGTAGGGTATCAGATTAAAGCAGTCGTAACAGGCAAGATGCTAGTTGAGATTAAATTTGATACAGGTTCTACAGTTTACTATTTCAAAAAGACAACAACGGGTACTGAATGGAGTACAACGGCAGGTTTCTATGAGGATGACATCAACAGTACAAGCATGGAAACCAAGACCATTACAACGCTTCCATGTCCGGCTAATGGCTTTCTTACCATTAAATTCAGGGTTTCAAATGGTGGTATCAATGAAGCATTTATAGCCAACATCAAAAAGACTGCAAGACCTTCGCTGACTGAAAAAAGGGTAGTAAATAACAATACTTCCTCCAATCAGTACAAAAAGGAAATGAGTACTAAAATAGGGTTACCATTTCCGAAAAATAGCACTACACAAGTTCAATCAATTGTCAATGCTAATTTAGGCGGTGCGCCATTGGAAAACTTCCAACGGTTTGGCGGTACTGCAACCTATACAACATTAGGTAACCTTCTTTATTCGCAGATATTTAACATACTTTCTTTGCCACAAGTGAACATGGCTTTTAATTCTTACAATGTGTTTAATCAGGCAGGGAATTACATCATAGGGTTGGTACATAATTTCGGGGTAGAGGATCCGTCAAGTTTGGTGAATGTAAACTCTGCAAGGTTTGTAATGAGTACTTGCACCATTGATTACATTAACAATACTTTGTCAGGTACTGCCATGCAGGTATCAAATACGGTGCTGACTTACACGGAAGTAGATACACCAACTGCAACACCAACTGCAACCTGTAAGCAGTACACTAACTTAACAGGTTCTAACTGGACTGGTTCGTACATCCGGTGTGATGGAATTGCGTTTGGTCCCGTAACTTTGCTGCCGGGAGCATCTGTATGTGCGAGGATATACACTCCGATAACTATTAGCGGATCAAATTTAACAATGGGAATAGATTGCGTATGACACCAGTAACCGGACAGAAACTCAACCTTTATAGGTACAATTCAATCGCAATGACCGACAATCTCATTGCGTGTGCAAGGACTTGCACTTTTTCGGTAGAGGTGGATGCAATGGAAACAACCAATATCAGTAGTGCTTGGTTTAGGCAGTCAAGACCGGATGTGGCTTCATGGTCAATACAAGCGGATGGCCTTGTAGTATTGGATGATTATTCATACCTATTTATGCTCAATAGCCAACTGAATCGGGAGTTGGTATCTCTGAAATTCGTTATTGACAATGGCACGGCAGGTGGGTTAGTGATAGTATCGGGTTTGGCATGGCTGCAATCTTTTACCATTACAGGGGCAAATAAGGATATTGCAACGTATCAGGTATCTTATCAGGGTACAGGGGTGTATAGTTTAGCAGGAACCACCGTAACGCCAACGGGGATAGTTATACAAGGTACAACTACACAGGTGCTGCAATATACTGCCGGGGGTGGGGAAACTTCGATAGCTATACCGGGCGGGGCAGGTAAAACAATGATATACGGCTCACGGGGTGGTACATCGTTTGAAACGATAAAGTATAACACGGGTTCGCCTGATACGGGTGCATTATGGATAGTTAGTAGTGGTACGCTGACCGTTGATAGTAATGTTCCTTTTGTTCAAAATGAGAAAATATTAATTTTAGTTCAATAATATGAGAAAGTTTTTAACAATCTGTGCAATACTTTTATCCCTATCCGCTTCCGCACAATGGCAGTTGACGGGTAGTAGGGTACGTTATGTGAATGGTATCGGTATTCCTACCCGTGATACTTCCGCAATGACTCCTGCTGATAGTTCGCAGATACTGATTCGCCCTGCTGATAGTTCGCTTTATGTGAGGTATAAGAGGGCATGGCAGAAAGTAGGGGCAGGTGGAGGTGGTATTAGTGGTAGTGGTACAATCAACAGAGTGCCGAAATGGACTTCATCTACTGCTTTGGGTAATTCATCAATAGTGGATTCTGCATCTGCGGTGGCTATGACAATTAATCAGGCAGGAATTATAGGAGTAAATACAACATCCCCCGGAGGTGGCTATAACTTAACATTGAATGGTAACTCTACCACTTTAACAGGAGGTATTGAATTTAGGCAAAGTGGTACTGCTACATTTTTTATCGGTAATCCGGCAGTTACAAATACAACTGATTTTGAACTTTGGAATCCAAGAAATGGTTATTTACGGTTTGGTACTAATAATGCAGAACGTATGCGCATCACCTCTGGCGGCAACGTAGGCATAGATTACACTGCCCCTGCTGCAAGATTAGCCGTTAATGGTACTGCATTAATCAACACCAATACAGATAATGGAGTAGATAGGTTGCAGGTGAGTGGGAGTGCATTAGCATCTACTTTGAAAGTTAATACTTCAGGGCAAACAACAACTATATCTAATTATTATGCAGGAGGCACAGGAAGAAATATTTGGATTGGTGGGGGTGGCACAAGTAGTAATTCATCTGCTTGGGGTAATGTTTCATTAGGTGATAATGCATTGTTGTCAACAACATCAGGTTTTTTCAATACTGCTATTGGTGCGAGTGCCTTGCAATTACATACTACCGGAGATAGAAATATGGCTATTGGATTTGAAGCATTGTATGCTACAACATCCGGAACACGAAATGTTGGAATAGGTGTTAATGCTTTAGGAACAAACAGCACAGGTTCTAATAATATGGCTATTGGTACGGCTGCATTATTGCTTTCAACAGCAGGAGATAATTGTGCAATAGGTTCAGATGCTTTGCGAGAAATAACTACAGGTGCAAATAACGTAGCAATAGGCACTGACGCAGGTAGAAGGATAAGCGGAGGTGGTAATAACCAAACATCAGGCACATCAATTTATATAGGGCAAGATACCCGTTCATCCGCCAACGGCAACACCAACGAAATAGTAATAGGTCATAATGCAATAGGACAAGGAAGCAACACTGTAACACTCGGAAACTCATCTATCACAAAGACATTCCTTCGTGGTAATACAATGGTGAACACCACTACCGATAACGGAGTGGATGAGTTACAAGTTAACGGCTCAATACAAGGTACAGGATTCAATCAAGCATATACTGCAAGAACTACAACATACACCGCAGCAAATACTGATTATTTCATTGACTGCACATCAGGTAGTTTCACCGTTAACCTATTCACGGCAGTAGGTAATACGGGCAGGATATTGATTATAAAGAATAGCGGGACGGGTACAATAACCGTTGACCCTAACGGCTCACAAACCATTGATGGCGCAACAACTCAATCACTTGCAACACAATGGTCAAGAGTACACATTATATCCGATGGCGCAAACTGGAAAATAATATCTAACTAATAAACAATATACTATGCTTACCGCAATCGCAACCGCAATCACATTATCAGTAACCGCACCCGTACAAGCAGACAGTATTCCTGCTGCCATACAGGTCAAACCTGTAGAGTTTAACAAACTGACAAAGGATACTATCACACAAATCACATGGGTAGTGTTTGGACTTAGCAGAGATACAACGAAAGGTTGTAATTCTTATGTTGAAGCGTATGACAGAAAGGGCAAGAAGGTTACAGAAGGCAATGTTCCTATCCCTGCACACATAGTGCAGCAGTGGGGAACAGATAACACACTCATAGATGATTTTATTCTCAACTTTTACAAACTGATAAAGCGTTAGCAATGGAACACCAAACAAATGATGCAGGAATAAATGGACTGCTTGTAACTTTAACTTTTTGGGTATTTAGTCATTTGACTGCATCGGATGTGGCAACGTATTGCACTATACTATCGGCACTTGTAACAATATTCGTAAATGTAAATAAGTACAGAAATGGGAAAGACAAATCTTAGTCTTACAAACGTAAACAAGCCGGCACCTAAATGGTACCGCAAATCAAAGAGGGTTATCGGGTTATTATCCGGGCCAACGGTCATGGCAGTATTTCAAGTATTTAACCTGACAGACAAACAAATGGCGAATGTAGGAATTATTATCGCATTTTTGCCGACATTATTGGAGGTATTCTCCGCATTATTAGCTAATGGTGAACACTATGCAATCGTACCAGATGAGCAAGAACCCAAAGTTTAACTGGTTCCCGTTTGTTTTTATTGCAATAGTAGTACTATTAGTACTGCTATCCTGCAATTCAGTAAACAAATCAAGGGGAAAAACAGAAACACTGACAATATACGAATACGATACATTAAGAGTATCGGTAGTAGATACTACCCGTACACTTCAAGAATGGATTGACATTCAGACAAAGACGGTAGAGTTATTCGACACAACCTATACAACCGTTCCTATCCTTCGCAAGCGGATAATCTATGAGAATGTAAAGGCATCCAGTAAAGAGGTGGCAATGGGTGTAAGTAGAGATAGCGTTAAGGCAACGGGTACTATAATAGGTTTCAGTCAATCAGACTATCGGAATAAGGAAACCAAACGATTGCCGTTTTGGTTAGCGTTATCCATTGTGGCAGTTATATCATTTGTAATCTATAAGCTATGGCGAGAAAAATAATCTTATCAGCCGGGCATGGTGGAGCGGATCCAGGTGCTTCCGGCAACGGCTACATTGAACGTGATTTAGCCATTGAATTACGGGATATGATTGTGGCCGAACTGCAAAAAGAGGGCATTGTACCGCTTACAGATAGCAATACAAATGCTCTTGCTCAAACCCTTGCATGGCTGCGTGGGAAGTTCAGCAAACGTGATATTTTAGTTGACATCCATTGGAATGCATCTGCAAACGCTGAAGCAAAGGGGAGTGAAATTATTGTACCAGATAATGCAAGTCAATTTGAGATGGAGTTAGCGAAATCCCTTTTGAAGGTGTTTACTTCCGTTGGATTTAAGGATAGGGGAATCCGACCTGAAAAGCTAACCGCTCGCAGATCTCTCGCATGGATGAAAGCGGACGCTGAAACGGTACTGATTGAGGTATGCTTTATCACTAACCTTACCGACATGAAACTATATCAGGCGAATAAGTGGGGTATTGCCCGTAAGATTGCAGGGGTGCTGAAATCGAAAAGTAATGAGTAAATTTGCATAAATAATTACAGATGGCAGTTTTCAATAAATTCAACTCATTCGTGGAAGCAGTAGCCGAAGGCACCCATAACTTGGGAAGCAATCAGCTAACCATTGCACTATCTAACGT